AATTATGATAAAGTTGTTTATATTGATTGTTCTAATAATCAATTAAGTGTATTACCAGAACTTCCAGATTCACTTACACTACTTCGATGTTATAATAATCAATTAAGTGTATTACCTGAACTTCCTAATTCACTTAAAGAACTTTATTGTTATTATAATCATTTAAGTGTATTACCAGAACTTCCTAAATCACTTCAATATCTTTCTTGTTTTTATAATAAATTAAGTGTATTACCTGAACTTCCTAATTCACTTCAAGAACTTTATTGTGAATATTGTCAAAATAAAAAACTTATTAAAAAAATAAAACATAGATATTTCAATAAAATGTTTTATATGTATTTTTAAAAAATTGGTTTCAATTTTTTGTTTATTAAAAATTATATCTAGAATGACAATAATAGTTTATTATCAAAAATTTTTAACTCAAAATAAATTATTTAAAAAAATTCCAAATAAAAAATATAATAATATTGTATATTTAAATGTTTATATAATCAATTAAACATCATTACCAGAATTTTGGAATTTGGAATTTGTATATTAAATAATAAATTAAATAATAAATTAAATAAAATTAAAAACATATAATATATCTAAATACAATTATTTATATGTAATTGTATCTAAAATTATTATTATGAAATTATACAATTCATACATTTCTTCTTATGTTTCGACTTTTTATCTAATTGTAAAATAACAGTTTCATTTGTGTTTGTTCTAGATAATGTAATTAATCGGTTTGAGAGTTCTATATAAATATCTCCATTATAATTTTCACATATATTTATTGTTCGTATTAATTGATTTTGATGATTATAAATCGCATATATTGTAAAATCAATTAATTTATTATCAAATGGGTTAAATTCAATAGGGGAACATTCATTAAAATTATATCGATATGCGAAATTAACACCTGATACATCTAAAATAATTTGTTTAGAATCAGGATATTCATAATAATTTAATTTATTTTCGTTATTATCATTTCGATTGATATAAATAACATTAATATTATTTCCTTCAATCGCACAATTAATTTGTGTTTCAATAAAAATTAATTGAGAACCAATGTATTTAATAAAACCATTTAATAAGGAAATGTTATCATTCATATTATCATTCATATCAACATAAGATAATTTTAATTTAACAACAGTTTCATCTGGAAATTTTGCTAAATTATTTAAATTTATTTCATTTGATATTCCTGATTTAGTTTTATAATTAATTCGAACATTATATCCTTTATAATTCATGAAAAAACTTATTTGTACAATAAAAAAATAAAATTGTAATATTTGTATTCAATTTTTTATTTACGTTTGCAAGGAGTTTTAGTGTCTAGAAGTTTAATAATTTTACCAAGTCCTTTAGTTTTACCTTCACGAAATGAAATAATTGAACCAGTTGTAATATAAACACTTTCGAAGATAAATTTGAAAAGAATATTCGCAATATCACCAGAACGAATAATTAAATCTTTATTTTTTAATGTACTATCTAGAATAACTTCTTCAAGTTTTCCTTCTTTATGTGAAGAAATTAAAACTTCCTTATCTAATTTATCAATTTGTATTATTTCAGCACATTGATAAACCGTACTTGAATGAATTGTAGGTTGATATCCAATACTTATACTTGTTGGATTTTTAATAATTTTAACACGTGCCCAAAAATATTGTGTTGTATGTGGATTTTCAAGAATAACCATCCCTTTATTAATTTGATATCTTCGAATGATTTCTTTTGAATTAGTCGATTTAATATTGAAACATCCATTTTCACCAGCATGTAAATATTCAATCGATTGTTTATTGTAATTATGTATTGATTTGATTTCAACTAATTTAAATTTATCATCAAATGGTCCCAAATGAAGACGATCACCAACTTTAATAGTACCTGACTTTAATAATCCATAGACTACAAGTCCAATGCCTTTAATGTTATATTTTTCTTGAATACAAAATATTTTTTCAGAATCTTTTTTTATTTCCCAATTAATTGTTGGTTGTAATTGAGATAAGAAATTACGAAATAAATCAATTCCTTGCCCCGAAACATTACTTATTTCAAAAATTGGAGACATTTTTGAAGTTGGATCACTTATACTCTTTGTAATTTCATCAATATCTGACTCATCCTTAACTTTAAATGCTACTCTACGCCCATTTTCTTTAGATTTAAGTGTATTTTCAATATCTGTCATTGTTGCTTCCCATACATGTTTGGGGGCAAAATCAATCTTGGTTACACAAACAATTAATGGAATATTTAAAGATAAAGCTAGTTGAATATGTTCTTTTGCCGTTCCTACAAGACCATTATTCGCACCAACCATTAAAATTGCATAATCCGCACTACATCCATTTAATCCAAACATTGTTGTCTTTAGATATTTTTCATGTCCAGCTAAATCAATAAATGTTATAATTGTATCATTTTTATAATTTTCTAAATAATGATGTGAAACCGATGATGTTCTTCCAGTTTCTTTTTCATGTGGATGTCTGAATATTCTTGAACGAGCCAATCCTTGCCCATCATCTAAAATTCCAGTTGTTCCATTTAAATCTTTATATAATCCAGCATGTGTAAGAACACCTAATGTTGTTGATTTCCCGCTATCAACATTTCCAAGGATTGCTATTCTAATTTGTTTTGGATGTTCTGATAATGAATTTGTTGTCATTTTATAAATAATAAATAATAAATAATAATCTATATATCTAGAATATCAATTCAATTTTTATTTTAATTATAGTCATCTGAAATAATTAGTCGTTTAGTCTATTGTGATAATTATAAAATTGAATTTACATATACAACATATTAATTTTATAATTTTATAATTCTATAATTCTATAAATGGATTTTGATATTATAACAGCAATAAGAACAGCTAATCATCAAATCCATACTATCCAAAACAGTCTTGATGGAAGACTTCCAGATGGATGGATAAATGGAGATCCAGCTACAATTAACTCTTTTCGAATTGAATGTCCAGAAAATTTTCACTTGGGAGAATTTAGACCATCATGGCTTTCAGTTGGAATCATTCAAGATGGTTCACCATTTCCATCATTGTCATTTTCATTACTTGATGGTAATGGATGTCATATGAATTTTAGTGAGCAAAATGAATCTGTTGTGAATTTGAGTGAGGAAATTTTCCATTGTTTTCCTCAAGGATGTGAGAATGAAACTGGTGAAAATGTGATTATTGCGATTCAGAATTTGATTGAATTGTCGGAAAGGTTGAACAATCTTCAGAATTTGATTGAGTTGTCAGAGAGGATGAACAATCAATAAAAAATCATCTTTTTTTTATCTAATTATGAAAGTAAAAATAATGCTTAGTTTTCAAACAAATAAAACAAAAAAGAATAAGAATTTTAAAAATAGACATCGTAAAAGTAAAATTGCGAAACAACTTAATATAATATCAACAGTTCAAAGTGGGGGAAATTGTGGAACAATTCCAGATGTTAGTAAATATTATAATCCATTAAATTTAAATGATTCATTGGATGGGGGTTATGTTAATATATTTGAAAGAACATTTTATCCAAGAGCACAAGATGTTGGTGTTGAAGTCCCATCATCACAAGCAACGGTAAATCAACAAGCAAATTTGGAATTAGGAAAACAAACAGGTGGTGGGTATACATTTAATTTAAATAATCAACTAGGAAATCAACCAGAGATTGTTGGATATCCAGAATGTTGTCCTCCAGTTTATCAAAATCAAGAAATGTATACATCAAATAATTTAACACCTATGTGTGGTGCCGGAAGAAAATTAAATAAATATACAAAATCAAGAAGAATGGTTAAATCTAATTCTAGAAGAAAATCTAAATCTAGAAAGAATAAAAAAAATAATAATAAAAATAATAATCAATCTGGTGGTAATCAAAGTGAATTTAACAATAATAATCCACCAAATGATTTAGTTTCTGAAAATATGAATCAACGTAGTTTCGATTGTAAAACACCTAACTGGAATCAAACATGTATCTAGATTAAATCTAAACATATATCATGAATAAAGTTTTTCTTCTAGATAAATAAGATAAATGGGTCAAGTTCTAGCACAATATATTATTGAACCAATTATTACATTTTTTATAACAATCACTCCATATGCTGTCTATTATTTATTAATTTGTGTAATGTTAACAATTATTATGAGTTTATCTGGTATTCTTGGTGGATTTGCCTTTATTATAGTATTGTATTTTTATATTAAAGGTATTCTTCTATATAATCCTCCATCAAAATAATTGGATTCTAGAATCCTTGCCAATCAAAACTAGTAATTTTACCAACACCATAAATATAAGCCTCTCTAAAACTAAACATATCTCCAATTTCAATATAATGAGGTTCATCAAATTTTAATGAGACAACACCAATATCTCCACTTCGAAGATATATTTTTTCAAATTCAATTTGTTCAATATCACCTTCATTATAACAAATGTTTTGATTATTTTTTGAAATAATCCCAACAACTTTAACTGTTTTTGAAATATTATTAATACTACATACTAATTGAGAATTTGGTCGAATGGTTACTGTCAATGATGATTCAGATAATTTACTATTAAAAATTTTAATACTAGCTTTGAATTCTTTTACAGCAATTTTTGATGCTTTATTTCCTAAAATAACCCAATCATTTGTTATGTCTCTTGGAGGATTTTTTACTGATAAAGTACAATGTGTTCCAGCATTTACTGAAGATACATTAAGACGGTCAACACGTAGGCTCTTTATTTTAGTTGGTAAATATTGTCCGTTTGAATCGGGACCAATGAAAACTTCCTGACCAATTTCTAATAATCCAGTTCTTAAAATTCCAGATACAACTAATCCACTACCTTTAACATTTTGGTATAATCTATCTATATAAAATTTTGTTTCATTTGAAGAATTAAAATTTTTATTTTGTGGTAAATTAAATAATAATGTTTTAAGAATATCAAGACCATCACCAGTTATATTTGATAAATTTATCAATGGTATATTTTTACTTTTAGATTTCATTTGTGAATCAAATTGAATCATTGAAGACGGTATTTGTTTTGCTTGATTTAATTCATTAATTTCAATAATATTTAATCCATATGTTTTACTTAAATAATCTTCAACTTCTTTTCGATTTTTTATATATTTATTTGCTGGTGCGATGTCAATTTTACTAAATATTATTATAAATGGTATTTTGTATATACCACATAATTTTATATGTTCTTTTGTCATAACTGTCATTCCTTTTCCTGCTTCAATCATAATAATTACATAATTAGGTTTAGAATTGGAAATCTCTTTTAATGTTGTTTTTAAATATTTTTCATGACCTGCTAAATCTAAAAATTTAATTATTTTATAACTTTGTTCAGCAATATTTTCTCGTGTACTTACTTTTAACAAATCAATTATACTTCCATCTTTATCAAATCCAATTATTTCTTGAGAAATACTACTTGTTTGTCCTCCAGAAGTTATTTCATGTTTATGTTGTAATATTGGTAATCTTGCTCTTCCTTTACCATTATCTAATTCTCCTAAACTTAGAACACCAACTAATGTTGATTTCCCACTATCAACATTTCCCGCAATTCCAAGTGTAATTGTTTGTGCGGTTAATTGAGTAACAATTTTATATGAAAGTTCAAGATATCCAATCCATCTATCTACGTTTGATTGTGTAAATGAATCAGGAATTAGAAAATCATTATTATGTGATATATTTTCAGATTCAGTTATTTTTTTCCCATTCCATAATGTTGATAATAAATTTAATAAACCTTTTCCACCAGTATTATTTATCTCTTCTATGTTTTCTTGATTATATTTTTGATTATTTAATCGTTTCAGTTCCCGCCGTTTTTTCTTAGATAATGGTTCTTTAATAGATTTATTATATCCTAAAATATATGCGAAATAATCTTTTTTAAGTAAATCTTCAAGACCTGTTAAATCAGAACCAACATTAATTTTACGTAATAATTTAACTTCGGCTCCTAAATTATTAGCTAAATAAGATAAATTATTAATACTCAAATTGAATTGTTCTTCCATAATACCAACTGAAACCCCATTATCCATTACACCAATCCAATAAAATGCTTGTCCATTACCTTCATGTAATCTAAATAACATTTGTGTTTGTAATCCATCAAGTCTTTCTGGATTAATTACCAATTTATATTCTGTATTTCCAAAATCTGATTCCTCGGGAAGTCTATAATCTAGATAGGTTTTTTCTGTATCATTTTCAATAATATAATTAGTATCTTGATTTTTCAGTTTATTTATTTTTTTAATTAGTTGTGTTTTAAATGTTTTTTCAAATTAATTTTATATTGTTTAATTTTTAATATCTATAAATATTTAAGTTGATTTGTGTTCTAGATGTATTTTTTAAATCAATTTTATTTTGTTTATTAAATTAATCTAGAAATACATATAAATCATTTTATTTAAATATTTATATTTTACGTTTTTAATTAATTGATTATCATAACAATAAAGTTCTTTAAGTGAATTAGGAAGTTCAGGTAATACATTTAATTTATTATAAAAACAATAAAGTTCTTCAAGTGAATCCGGAAGTTTTGGTAATACACTTAATTGATTATCTCCACAATTAAGAATTTGAAGTGATTTAGGAAGTTTTGGTAATACACTTAATTGATTCCATCTACAATTAAGTACTTGAAGTGAATTTGGAAGTTCAGGTAATACACTTAATTGATCATACCAACAAATAAGTGATCGAAGTGAATTAGGAAGTTCAGGTAATACACTTAATTCATTATTATTACAATTGATTTCTTGAAGTGAATTGGGAAGTTTAGATAATACACTTAATTTATTATAAGAACAAGAAAGTATTTGAATTGAATTAGGAAGTTCAGGTAATTCAGTTAAGTCATTATTTTCACAATCAAGAATTTGAAGTGAATTAGGAAGTTTAGGCAATACACTTAATTGATTATTATAACAATCAATATAAACAACTTTATCATAATTTGAAATTTCATTAAATTGATTAAATTTATATTCGGTATCATAATTTTGATATTTAATTGTGATTGTCATTCTAGAAATACTGAATATTTTTTTAAAAAATAGTGTATAATGCAATCTGAATTCAATTTTTTCTTTTATGATGCATTCTAGACAAAAATTTACATATAAATAATTTTATTTAAATATTTATATTTTCTTTTGTTAATTAATTTATTATGTTTACAGTAAAGTGTTTTAAGTGAATTAGGAAGTTCAGGTAATATATTTAATTTATTATTTTCACACCAAAGTGTTTGAAGTGAATTAGGAAGTTCAGGTAATACACTTAATTGATTATCATAACACCAAAGTGTTTGAAGTGAATTAGGCAGTTTTGGTAATGATTTTAATTGATTATCATAACACCAAAGTGTTTTAAGTGAATTAGGAAGTTCTGGTAATACACTTAAATTATTATGAGTACATATAAGTTTTTGAAGTGAATTAGGAAGTTCTGGTAATACACTTAATTGATTAGCTCCACAATAAAGTTTTTGAAGTGAATTGGGAAGTTTAGGTAATACACTTAATTGATTATTAAAACACTCAATATAAACAACTTTATCATAATTTGAAATTTCATTAAATTGATTAAATTTATATTCGGTATCATCATTTTGATATTTAATTGTGATTGTCATTCTAGAAATACTGAATATTTTTTAAAAAAATAGTATATAATGCAATCTGAATTCAATTTTTTCTTTTTGGAGGCATTTTAGACAAAAATTTACATATAAATAATTTTATTTAAATATTTATATTTTCTTTTGTTAATTAATTTATTATGTTTACAGTAAAGTGTTTTAAGTGAATTAGGAAGTTCA